CGTGACGGAACCGTCACCCCGCTCAATTTCAACTGGGTTTGGAATCAGACCTCGTAGCCGCAACAGCCTGCCTTGAGCAGGCTTTCTTTTTTCGGAGCACAGATCCTCATGCCATATACGAGACCCACGCTCTCGGACCTGCGCGCGCACGTTGCAGCGGATATCACCTCCGGTTTACCGACTGCCGACGGGCTCCTAAGATTTTCGAACCTGCAAATTACTGGCAAGGCTGTCGCTGGACTGGCCCACCTTAACTATGGGTACCTTGATTGGATCGCCAAGCAAGGGGTGCCCTACACGGCCTCGGGCGAGTACCTCGAGGCCTGGGCGGCACTGAAGAAGGTTTATCGAAAGACTGCAACCAAGGCTGCGGGCGTCGCTTCGTTCCGGGGCGTCCCCGGTAGAATTATCGACGCAGGTACCCAGGTTATTCGAGGTGATTCGGCTGCCTTTCCGTCTCTAGTGACCGCCACGGTAGCGGCGGACGGTACCGTAGCCTTGCAGGTCGTGGCTGATCTGGCGGGGGAGGCCGGCAATACTCCCGTGGGCAGCCTGATGACACTTGGCACGGCCATAGACGGCGTTCAATCAGCAGGTGCTGTAACCACTGCGATTACAGGGGGGGCTGATCAGGAGGGCGAGGAGTCGTTGTTCTCTCGGATGCTCGACGCATACCAGAACACGCCAAACGGCGGCTCTCGGGGCGATTATCCTTCGTGGGCAAAAGAGGTCTCTGGCGTCACTCGCGCATGGTGTGTGCCTAACGGTTTCGGAACCGGGACAGTCGTGGTTTACACCATGCTAGACGATGCAAATGCTGATCACGGCGGTTTCCCCCAGGGCACTGACGGGGTTTCCACAAGGGACAATCGGTCCACCTCCGGAAACCTCGCCACCGGTGACCAACTGATCGTGGCCAACAGCATTTTCGACGAACAGCCGGTGACGGCGATGGTGTACAGCTGCGCTCCGATTGCGAACCCTATCAATTTCACAATAACCGGATTGTCTGCCGCGTCGACGACTACTCGCGCCGCTGTTGCAGCTGCAATCACTGAGGTTTTCTTTGAGCAGGGTGCGCCGCTGTCTGACGGGTCGTTCGTTGGTCTGTCCGACATCGATTCCGCGATAGCTGCGATCTCGGCAACGAAGGGATTCGTCATCACATCGCCAGCAGCCAACATTGCCAACTTGGTTGGCCGTTTGCCCACGCTAGGCACCATTAACTACGGCTGATTGCCATGTCAAAACCATCATTCACCGACGGCGACTTTACGTCCGCGTTGCTTGGCTTATTACCCCGCGGGCGCGTTTGGCCAAAAGACCTTAGCAGTGTGCAGGCGCAGGCCATCTCCTGCTTTGCACCGACGTTCACGCGAATAAGCGATTCGGCGCTGAATTTGCTCGAGGACATGTTTCCCGCGAGCACCATCAACTTCCTACCGGAGTGGGAGGACACGCTTGGGCTGCCCGATCCATGTGCGGGCGTATCGCCGACATTTCAGGGGCGCCGTAACCAGGTAGTTGCGCGATTTTCCAATAGCGGTGGCCAATCGGTTCAGTTCTTCCAGTCATTCGCTCAGGGACTTGGGTACACCGTGACCGTTACTCAATACGCCCCGTTTCGCTGTGGGCAAAGCGTCTGCGGGCAACAACTGGGCGGCGCGGACTGGTTCTTCGCCTGGGCCATCAACAGCGAGCTCAACACAATCAACCACTTTCGCGTCGGCCAGTCCGCTGCGGGGGAGCCGCTGTCTTCATGGAGCAACACGGTACTTGAGTGCGAACTCTCTCAGGCCAAGCCCGCCCACACTGTTTTGCAATTTCATTATTCGTGAGGTCATAGATGTTTCAGATCGATAACTCAACGGCCGTAGCGGCTATCCCAGCTCCTACGCCGGCTGGCTCGGCGGGCTACTTCACCGATGGCAACCCAGCCACCGGCGTTTCGGCGACGATCCTTCCCGCCGAATTTATGAATATGCTCATGATGGAGAATCTCAATGTTTTGTCCGCTGGCGGGATGGCTCCGGTAAAAGGGCAATACAACCAACTGGCTCTGGCGATTAACAAAATCGTCCAAGCTGCTGCCCAGCGCGGCAACACCACCTATGCGCTGGATACTGGCGTTGCGAACATCTATGTTTGCGCGTTCTCTCCCGCGATAGTTACCCGTTTCGAAGGCCAGATCCTGCGCTTCAAGGTAAAAACCACGAACACAGGTGCCAGTACGTTTAATGACGGTCTTGGCGCGGTTCCGGTCGTAGGCGGAGCCCATACACCACTGCAGGGGGGCGAGCTTTTCGCAACTGGCAACGCATGGGTGCAATGGAATAGCTCTATTGGCTCCGGCTCTTACATTCTTCTTTTTTGCACGGGCGCGCCGGAGCAAATCACTCCAGGCACGCAGTCAAATCATGCAGCAACTCTGGGTCAAATTGGCGCGGCGACCATCAGCTACGGCCTGGATACTGGCGCGGCGAACGCCTATGCTGTCACGTATTCTCCGCCTGTCACTGCCGTGGTGGATGGCCTCGCCCTGCGCTTCAAAGCGGCGAATGCCAATACCGGACCGAGCACATTCAACCCCAATGGTCTTGGCACTAAACCTCTGGTTGGTACTGGGCACGTAGCTCTTCAGGGCGGCGAGATCGTTTCTACGAGTGAGGTCTGGGTTCAATACAACTCGACGTTCGGCGGAACCGGTGCGTGGGTGCTTATTGAGAGCACTGGCGGTGCGCTGCAGATTCCTCCAGCAACACAAAGCCAGCAAGCGATCAACCTTTCCCAGGCAAATAGCACTTTCGCTGCGCTCGCCGGGAACTCTGCTCAAGCGTTCAGTGTTGCGGCAGCGTCTACAGGATCGCAGGCTGTCAACCTGACTCAAGCGAACGCCGCATATGCTGCAGCGGCTGGCAACTCCGCAAACAATTTTAACGTGCTGACTGCCAGCACAGCCACTCAGGCTACCCCGCTTGCACAGGTCCAGTCACTAGTTGCTGGCTCCCCGACTGTTCAGGGGGCATTTAAGAACTTGCGCCTTCTTGCTACAGGGACAGGCAGGAACGTAAGTGTATCCGCTGACGAGATCGTTCTTGAAAGTCCATCCAACCAATATGTAACCCTTAGAGGGGTTTCTATTACTGGTAATAATGGCACCGGGATGGATACTGGCTCTGTAGCCGCATCTACTTGGTACAGCGTTTGGCTGATTTACAATGGCTCCACTCAGTTTGTTTTGTTCTCGCTGAGCACTACGTCTCCGACTATGCCTGGAGGCTATACATACAAGGCAAGAATCGGATGGATCAGAACTGACTCCACAGCAAACGCATACCCGCTTGGCTTTATTCAGGCGGGCAGATCGTTTAAATATGTTCTCGCGGCAGGGTCAAACATGACTGCTTTCCCGCAAATGGCAAGCGGGGTTAGCGGGAGCATTTCAACTCCATCTTATTCTTCGATTGCTGTTTCCTCGTTCTTCCCGCCAACCGCAGGGGTTATTGAGACAATTGTCGGTGTTGCCGCGCCAAATGGCTTTGTCATGATCGCCGCAGATTCCGCATATGGCGCTTATACAAGCTCTACAAACATCCCATTTACCTATTCTGCCGGCACGAACGGCCCATATAGCTCTGGCTTTGCAAGATTTATTCTTGACACTCCTAACATCTATTGGGCCTCGTCTCTCGCCGGCAACACTCTTAACGCTCTTGGATGGGAGGACAATCTATGACGGGATATGCAGTTAGAATTGATGGTCAGGGATGGCGCGCGGTTGATTGTGAGTTTGCTGATCCTGATGATCCGCTAAAGATCTATCCAGATCCTAAAACTGAAACATATTCTGAAACCCTTCCGCCTGCGCCAATTCCTTGTGCTGCTGAGGTTTCAGCGACAGCTCTGGCTAATCGCGATGTTCTTCTCGGTAAAGCGTCCTTGCGAATTTCCCCTCTCCAGGATGCTGTCGACCTCGATACAGCAAGCGCTACAGACATAGTACTGCTCAAAGCATGGAAGCAATACCGAGTGGCTGTAAATCGGATTACAGAGCAGCCAGGTTATCCGGACTCAATTGAATGGCCGGAAGAACCAACCACGCCTACCACGTAGGGAAATTCAAAATGGTCATGATTTGGTATTGCAAGATTGATGGCGCAGATGTTGTTGTGCTGTCAGAAGATCAGCCATGGACCTTGCCGTCAGGCTGGGTTCAGATGAATGATGTTCGACCCGATACCCGCCTCGACAGATTTGGAGATTGGTATGGTCGAGCAACGGGGATATGGGAATGGGTCAAATACCCTGATCCGCCGTTCAACGTCGTTTATCACGAGGGTAAGTTGAAGAACGCCGATACGATGGTTGA